GGTGCTGGTTCAATGTTCCTGCTGTTAAACAAGGGCTTGACTGCCTGAGAAACTACCGCCGAGAGTTTGACGAAAAGAGAAAAGTCTTTTATGACCGACCTTTACACGATTGGTCAAGCCACGGCTCCGATGCTTTCCGCTATCTTGCGATAGGACTCGATGAGGGTTCTTCATGGGGTAAATCTATCAACCAACCACCGAAATGGGTAATCTGATGTATTTCTTAAAACAAGGCGACATTGCTGACGCAAAGAAAATAGCCCGAATGGAGAAAACCATTCTTGAGCTTGAAAAGCGGATTGAAATGCTTGAAAATGTGGCGAAACCGCTACAATCGGAGCAACGCCCACGGATGGGCAGACCGCCAAAGGTTAAAGATGAGCCAAGACAAACTGAAGTCGATAATCGAATCGGAGATTGATAATTCGATTGGTTTTCTAGAGACTGAGACAACTCAGCAACGCACAGACGCACTATCTTTCTATTTACGACAACCACTTGGCAACGAAGTTGAAGGTAAATCCTCAATCGTTACTGGCGAAGTGGCTGAAGCCGTAGATGGTGCGCTTCCCCCATTAGTCCGAATCTTCTCGTCAAGCGATGAGGTGGTTCGTTTTGACCCTCGTGGCCCACAAGATGAAGCTGGAGCCAAGCAAGCGACTGAATACTGTAATTGGGTGTTCATGCGTGATAACGCTGGCCTCATCATCATGCACGATTGGTTTAAAGACGCTCTACTTCAAAAAGTGGGCGTGGTTAAAGCCTATTGGGAAGATAAAGAAGATGTGACAAAAGAGAAATATCGTGACTTGTCTGATGACGAGTTAGCGATGTTGCTTTCTGATGAGACTATGGAAGTGGTCGAAAAGGAAGTGGTAGAGAATCCAGTTCTTGACCCTGCTGGCAATCCTGTCCTTGACCCGATGGGTCAGCCTGTGATGTATTCGTCAAACAGCGTCACAGTCCAGAAAAAGAAGAAATCAGGCCATGTCGTTGTTGAGAATGTCCCGCCTGAAGAATTCCTTATCTCCAAGAGAGCTAAGAAAAGCCCAAAGGATGCGCCTTTCGTTGCTCACCGCCGTTTGATTACTCGTAGCGATCTAATCGCAATGGGCTTTGATAAAGACATTGTGGATGGGTTACAGGCTTCTAATTCGCTGACTTACTCACCTGAGTACTTAGCCCGAGTTGCGCCTGGCGAGAATCCTGACGATGGCATTTCTGTTGACGAATCAATGGAGACAATCGAGGTTTTTGAGTGCTATGTCACAGCCGATATTGATGGTGATGGCATCGCTGAATTGCGTCAGGTTTTCTACGCTTCAAACGAGATTTTGAGCGATGAGGAAACTGACTACATTCCTTTCCACTCACTCTGCCCTATTCCTACTCCACACAAGTTCTTTGGCGAATCTCTCGCTGACAGAACGATGGATTTGCAGTTAATCAAGACAACTATCACTCGACAGATTCTTGACAACCTGTATCTGACGAATAACGCCCGTGTGACCGCTGTTGACGGACAAGTGAACTTAGATGACCTGTTAACCGCCACCGCTGGTGGTGTGGTTCGCATTAAGTCTCAAGGCGCTGTTCAGCAATTGGCTGTTCAACCCGTGGCGGCTCAAGCCTTCCCAATGCTTCAATATTTGGATTCAATCCAACAAAAGCGCACAGGTGTTACAGAGGCTTCACAAGGTCTTGACCCATCTATTCTTCAGAATGTGACCGCCGCCGCTGTTGCGTCTATGCAACAGTCTGCCGCTGGAAAGATTGAGATGATTGCCCGAATCTTTGCGGAAACTGGCGTTAAGTCGCTGTTTCAAGGGATTCTCCATCTTCTCTGTAAGTACCAAGACAAGCCTCGTATCGTTCGGATGCGTGGTCAATATGTCCAGTTTGACCCCCGTGAGTGGTCGAATCAGTACGATGTTGATATAAATGTCGGCCTCGGTGCTGGTAACCGCCAAGAGCAAATGGCTATGCTGAATATGGTTCTTGCCAAACAAGAGCAAGTGCTTCAGACAATGGGGCCAGCTAATCCTCTGGTTTCTATGGGTCAGTACCGAAATACTCTTGGTCGGATGGTGGAAGCCGCAGGATTTAAGGATTCTGCTGAGTTCTATAAGTCAATCACTCCAGAGCTTGACCAACAACTCTCTAACCCACCGCCACAACAGCCACAAATGCCGCCTGAAGTTCAGGCATACATGGCTAAGACCCAAGCAGACATTCAGGCTCAACAAGCAAAGGCTCAAGCTGACATTCAGTTGGCAAGAGAAAAAGCCGCTGCCGAGATTCAGTTAATGCGTGAGAAAGAGGCCGCACGACTCCAGTTTGAGCGTGAGAAATCTGCCGCAGAACTCCAATTGAAACAAGAGGAATTCCTAGCCGAAGCCCAAATGAAAGCCATGAAGGTGGGTGCAGGGATTACTTCTAATGTAGAAATACCAGGGTGAAAACATGGCTATTGATCCAAACACGCTTGAATGGGGCTATCGCACTTTTGTTGGTAGCGATTCAGAAGATCAAAAAGCAAATTACAGTTTTAACTTTAATTCTGGTGGTAAAGAGTACACATTTATACCAAGGTCAGTTGTTGAGAAAGGTGTAGATACTGGTGATAACAACTATGTATTTCCTGCATTTTTAAATCAAGACAATATTACAAAGCTAGGTGAAACTAGCCAGTATGTTGACCTTAATGGGGTCAGTTGGTATGGCGACTATTTAAAAGACAATGTAGGCGCATCGACTGATGGTTTTTTAGTTCCTTCTGGAAGTTTTGATTTTGGTCAAGCAAAGATTGTCCCGAATAATGTCAGAGGTGTAGGCACTACAAGCGAAGGTCTTTCCTACATCCTTGAAACACCTGCTGGCAAATTAGGCCAGTATGTTGCTTCTGATGGAAAAGTTACAACCCTAACCCAAACTGGCGGTAGCAGTCTTTTGGGAGATGTTTTTGGTGGTTGGGTTGATGACTTTACAACCTCAACAGGAATAGCTGATATAGCTGGTGGAGTTAACGACTTCTTTAAAACAGACATTGGCAAGGCTGTTCTTTTGGCTTCTGCTGTGGCTGGTTCTGGTGCTTTTGGTGGTGAGGGCGAGGTTGGTAGCGTATACGGCCCTGATAACATTGATATTGGCGGTGGGTTTAATCCTGCCGCTGTTGCTGCTCCTGCTGTTGCCCCAACAGCGCAATCAATCACATCTGATATTGCAACACAGCAAGTAGCCCAACAAACAGCAGAACAAGAAGCCGCTCGTATCGCCGCAGAAAATGCCGCCTACGACCAAGCAATGCAGGACTTGGCGAAAAACTATGTTTCTCCACAATTCGCCACTTCTGCCGCCGCCCAAGGTCTGACCTTTAAGCAGGCTTTAGACGCTACTCGGGCAGGTCTGTTGATTAACGCTGTAACTGGTGACCCATTAGGTCTAAGCGATGTTGGTGGTAGCGCAGGGAATAACTTTGCGACTCAGGGATTTGCACAAGTGCCGATTCCAGAGGATTGGAAGTCTCCGACCTACACTTACAGCCCTGTGCAGAATGTCACTTTTGAGGACTTATTCCCAGGCGTTTCCTTACAAGGAACTCAATGGCAAAATATGCCTCAAACCCAGACATTTAACGAGATGTTTGCCTCTGGTCAACAGCAGACCCCAATGGGTTCTCCTGTGGACATAAATCAAATTGTGGGGTCAATCCTTGGACAAAGCGCAACGAGCTAAAAACCTAATCTCCGATGAGTTTTTCATGGGAGAGATTGAGAAGCTAAAGAACGCAGAACTGGCGGTTATTGTCAATTCTCAGCCTCACAATATTGATGAGCGAGAGGTTGCATATTTGAAAATAAACGCATTACAATCAGTCATAGCGCATTTTGAATCTATGGCAGCTACGAGCGAGATAGTCAAGAAGCGCTGGAAAATCCTCTAACGAGGCAGAGGCCTACTGTTTAGGCTGACAATTTGGGAATCAAATGAGCGAAAACACGACACCGCAAGGTAGTGGAACGCTGACTGTGGACACAGCAGCAGCAGCATTTCTAGGGATGATGGATGCAGCAGAGGGAGCCGAGAGCCAACCCGAAACTGAGGAAGCGCCAGAGGAATATGTTGATGCCGATGAGCCAGAGTTGGTAGATTCTGAAGAAGCTGAAGAACAGCCTACTCGTACATTCAGGGTGAAAGCCGCTGGAGAGGAGCGAGAAGTAACTGAAACTGAGCTTATTGAGGGCTACCAATTAGGCGCAGATTACACTAAGAAAACCCAAAAACTTGCTGAAGAACGCAAAGCGGTGGAAGCCGAAAAAGCGAAGATTCAGGAAGCTAAAAATTTGAGAGACCAATACGCCCAACGACTGCAAATGATGGAGCAATTTCTCCAGCAACAGAACAAGGGTGAAAATTTGGAAGCGCTAAAGGAAGTCGACCCTATCGGTTATGCCGTGAAGGTGGCTGAACAGGCACAACGAGAGAAACAGTTAGCTATTCTGCAACAAGAACAGCAACGCATTGCACAACAGCAACAAGCGGAGCAATCTGAGCGTTTACAGCAACATCTCGCTGAAGAAAGTCAGAAACTGACTAGCCTAATTCCTGGTTACGGAGACCAAAAGACAGGCGACCAAATCCGCAAGGATATTCGTGAGTACGCCAAATCTATCGGTTGGAGTGACCAAGAGCTTGCAAATCTGTATGACTCTCGAGCTGTTTTGAGTCTGTATCAGGGGATGAAGTACGCAAAACTTCAGAGCAATAAACCCGCAATCGCTAAAAAGGTTGAGGCTGCTCCGAAGATGCTAAAGGCAGGTACATCAGTTCCTCGAAATGCAGAAGCAGAACAGAACAAAAAACTTCACCAGAAGTTGCGTCAATCTGGCAAAGTCCGTGATGCA